GGAGGCCCAGCTCCTGTAAATTTTAATCAAGGCGGCGCGGTTCAATACTTTGAACGGGGCGGCGGCGTCGCCATGCCCAACGAACGTGCGCAACAGCTCTTTAACGAGCGACGTGCGCTGTATGGACAGCTAATTGATCCGGCCCAGCAAGCGGCTGACTTCGAAGCGCAGAAAAAGATGACGCAAGCCCAGATGCTGTTTGACATCGCACAGGGTGGTTTGTTGTTCGCTTCCGGCGCTGGAAAGCCTGGGGGCACCCCCGCAGAACAACTTGCCGCAGCGTTTGTACAGCCTCTCGGTAACATCGGCGCACGGGCTGGTGAGCTAGAAAAGTTTAGACAAGGTCAAAAGCGTGAAGAACGCGCTTTGGACCTACAAGCCTTGGGCGCAGCAGAAGCTGCGCTGGCGGCAGAACAGGACGCAGCAGCTAAGGCTGCTTTGCAAAAAGAAGCAAACACGTTCGCAGCAAGTGAGTCGCGCTTAAATCGTGCGCATCAAATCACGCTGAAGAGCATGGACTTTGACTTCCAAAACGCCGACCGATTAAGTCAGCAAGAATTTACTACACGTCTACAAGACCTGAAGTTCCAGAACGAAGTAGCGCTTTTGGGCTTGCAAGGCGATCAATCGAAAGAAGCTATTACGCTCCGCAACGAGCTTGAGCGTGACAACATGCGTCTTGGTAGCGAATTGCGTATTGCTGAAAACACATTGGCGTTCAACCAGCAGCTTGAGCGTGACGGTATCCTTAACACTAACGAATTGGAGCGCATGGACCGCGGCCATAACTTTAACCTTGCGTTGGCCACCCACAAAGGCGCTATCGCTCGCGAAGCCCAAGCGTTCCAAAACGCCTTTACGGCGGCTGAATCTGCACTTGATCGCGCACAGCGTGAGAACCTGCAACTCAGCGACCAGGATTTCCGACAGCTTATGCAGCAAGAAATGCAGCAATTCACGTCGGATCAGGCTGAAATCGACCGCGGTATTGCCTACGTTAACCGTGCATTCGACGAAGACCTCGCCCTACGGGGTGCGAATCGTGCCGATGCGGCGCTTAATCTGCAAGAACGCGCTCAAACGCTGGATGAAGCGTACAAGTTTGGTAAGTTGTCCCTTGACCGGTTGGCTGCAAACGCAACGCGACTGGGCAGCGAGGCGAAAACCAACACCATTTCGTACCTTACTGACCCAGATCGTCTGGATAAGTACGCAAACGGCACCCTTGGTGACGAAACCACTACGTTTGAGCAGCTTGTCCTCGACTACATTAATCCGAAGAACAATGAAGTCTACGACGCCGCGCGTGGTCGGTACGTCAAAGGGTCTGCGACGCAACTGGCACCACGTGTCGTGGCTGCGATCCAGAAAGGTAACCCGACGTTCTTCAGCACGATTGCTGGACAGCTTAACCTTGACCCGAGCGGCGGTGGGGTCGGTACGCCTTCCGAGCCAGAGGCACCGAAGACTTTGGGGCAGGCAACTAGCCAAATCTTTAACCCGGATGGCACAGTTAACGAGCAGTCTAATGTTTGGAGCCTTACTAAACCCAACCGGTTCGACAAGGACATTGATTACCGCGAAGTAATCGGTCTATCTCGTATCTATCCCGGCTTGGTAGATATGGCTTCTGAAGGCTATGCGGAAATTGTCGGTGGCGTACCGTCGGAAGCGGCGCAAAAGCACAAAAAGGCGCAGGCTACGCTTACTGCCTTTGCTAACGACCTGATGCAGTTCTCTACAAACCTGCAAGAGGACCGTGTTCTCAAGTTTGTGCAAGAGCTTATTGCGAAAGAGACGCAAAACTTACGTCCCGGCGGTTTTCTTTTGAAGACAGACGCCGATGCCGTTGCCTCTTTGGAAGCACTGCGTAACGGATTTGAGCAAGCAATGCAGATTGAAGCTGCTAAATTAACCGAATACGGCGGTGACTCTTCTGGTTACAGAGAAAACCAAGTGACGTCTGCACGTGCACGCATGGATCAGATGAAGGTTCTCTACAATGAGATTCTGGCATTTGAGCGTGGGTTTGCTTCCCCTGCGAAAGACCCCGGTGCTGTGACGAGAACGGAAAACAACCAAAGTCGGGGGAATGCTCGCTCGCAAATCTTGCAAATGAGAAAACCGTTAAGGTAAGGGGTTTTGACATGGTAGATAACGCTTTAATTAATCTGACAAGACCTCAGTTTGAAAACCTGATGGAGACGCAGGGGCTGGCCAATACAGTGGACGGCATCCTGTCTATTGCGAACGATGAGTTAGATGTAGGTAGTGTACCTTTAACGCGTGAAGCGCTTAAAAATGGTACACACCCAATTTTAGACCAGCTTGATCGCTACAAAGGTTTAGCGCCAGACCAACGTCAAATTTCTGATGAGGAAATTCTGACGCTATTTACCAACGTCGAAGACTTTGGAAAATTCGACCCGGCGGATGACAGTTTTTTCATCCCCGAAATAAAAGCGATTGCTTCGGGTGCAGCCCGAGAAATACCGGAGGCAATTGGAGCAGGCGCTGGTTTTAAAGCGGGTTTAGCATCAGCGACCCCTATTGCAGCGCTGATCCCGCCTATTGGATTACCCGGTCTTGCACTCAAAGGTATTGTTTACGGAATCGGCGGTATTGGCGGCGCTATTCTTGGCGCACTGGGCGCTGGTGCGGCTGAAGACGCCCTTATTGGAGAAGCGGACCCCGTTATTCCTTCCCTTGAGGGCAAATACCGCGGTGGTGAAACAGGCGTGATCGCCCTGTCAATGTTGGCGTCGCCATGGAAACTTGTCTCGTCTGTTCCTAAAGCCAAAACAGGCGCTATTGAATTTCTTGAAAACTTCAAAAACGTCTCTTCTGGTAAATTCACCGGCGTAGCTGACGAAGCCTTCCTGCTCGCGGCCCGCGGTGCAGGATTGTCTAAGAGAGCGGCGGCCAAGCTTTTTGAAAAAGCCCAAAACGCTCGCAAAGTGGCCAGCGAAAGCGGACCAATGTTTGGTGGGGCATTAGGTAAGGACTTGGGTTTTACCAAATTTAACCCGGCGGGTTACCTTTTTGATCCTCGCAAAGGGCCCGTCGCCGCACGTGTTGTAGGTGGCATTGAAAGCGGCATTGAAAAATCTTTGGCCAAGGCCCGTGACAAGCCGGGCAGGTTCTTACTCGCCGAAGGGGCTGTTGCAGGCGGTTCCGGACTGGGGGCTGCTATTGCGCAAGAGGCGGCACCTTATGATGAGACCGCTCGACTCGGTGGCGAATTAATTGGTTCTTTGGTTATTCCTATCCCGGCGCAAGTGGCTGTAGATTCAGGCCCAGAATTTGTGCGTGGTGTGTTCCGCACTATGCGCGAATGGTGGGGCAAAACTACGGATGAAACTGCTCGACAAGGAATTATGCGCGGCAAGCTTGAAAAAGACGTCGGAAAGCGAATCATTTCAGCGATTCAAAAATCTCAAGAATATGCGCCTCGCATTAACCCGGAGACGGGTGAGGTAATAGAAACTGCTGAAGAGCAGCTTAATCGGTTTATCGCGGCCCTAGGTGAAGCGGCTGCGGTAGAGCGGAAAGGTCCGGATGGTAAGCCCGTCCAGCTTACGGTTGCCGACCTTGCGAGAATGGAAGGCTTACCCTTCTCGCCGACCATGCAGACTATTCAGCAGGAGCTGGCTAAATCCAGTGCGGACCTTAAAGCCGCAACAGGTACTGGTCGCGAAGAGTTACACGCAGGTGCTATTAACGCTGTACGAGCGTTGGCGTCTACGGGCGATCCTGCTGCACTTGCCATGGCTGCCCGCATTCAGCAAGGCTTGTTTGAGCAGAACATCCTCGACAACGTAGATGGTGCAGTCACCAACCTGATGACTGCTGCCGGTAAGGTCTTGGGTCGTGAACCGGGAGAACTGTCTCAACGCACAGACTTGTCAGAAAAATTGTATGACGTCCTGAAAAACCAGATTGATCTTAGTAAAACGCGTGAGCGTCGCCTTTGGTCTGACGTCAAAAATTTCCAGCTGACAGAGTTCTATGCTCGTAACGGTCGTCAGATTAACCAGCCGAACGTGCTGCAATTGCTTGGCCGTCCGTCCAGCCGAGGTGGCTTAAACTTCTCCTCTAAAGGCGCTCAACGCGAATTAGACGCTGCTTTGGGCGGCTACAAATCTGATCTGGACGATTTGGCAAAATACTTCCAAGACGGTGAGGGCCGCAACCCGGCTACTGCGCGGAAGTTTTTTGAAATGCGCTCAGGCTTGCTGAACAAAGCCGCACAACTGCGCAAAACTGGCGATATTGTTAACGCCCAGCGTCTGGACAAAATCAACGATGCCTTGCTACGCGATTTGACCGGTCAACGTGACGGTGTTTCTGAGGCATATAACACGGCCCGCGCCTATACGTTTGCTCGAAATAATGTGTTTACGCGTAGCTTCTTAAGTGATTTGCAAGCTGTAGACCGTAATCGCGGTCTTATTTTGGACCCACAGAACCTGCTGGATCAGGCTTTCCGCGGGGGTAACCTTAGCACGGCGAAACGCTTTCAGCAAATCCGTGCAGCCGGTCGATTCTTAATTGACGAAGCAGGGTTTACCGAAGAAGCCGTTCGGGCAATGGACGCTGACGAGCTTATGAGCGCCGCGCTCCGCGACTCTTTGAGTAAATTTATGGTCAAAAAGTTTATTCCAAACCCAGCTAATCCGAATGAGATGATCGAGACCTTTGTGGTTAACCCCACAAAGCTTAGAACCTGGAAAGAGAAGCCCGGCACTAAAGAATTGTTTGCCCTCATCCCTGACCTTGAGGTGGATTTAGCTAATGCGCAATCCGCGCAGCGAGCGTTTGACGGCATGTTAGATGACATAACGCTTCAAATGAATCCGTCAGAAGCTGCTCGCCGCGGCATGACCGACGAACAATTAACCGATCATTACGGCACCAAGGCTTTCCAATGGGTGCTTCAGTACGAAGACCCGGGCAAAGCAGTTGCTCAAGCTTTAGCTGCCGAAAAACCAAGTTTGGCGCTAAATGCGCTTTATCGCATGGTCAATGAGGCTGACTACAAAGACGCTGAGTTCACCAAAGCGCAAGCGTTGCAGGGTCTAAAATCGGCCATCTTTAACAACGCGCTGCGTAAAGCAAACAACACCGCTGGTTTGCCTAATGGCGACGTGTTACAGCGGGAGTTGTTTACGCAGATACCCGGGGTAGACCCCAGTGCCAAGCTTTCGATGAGTGACTTCCTTGTCCGAAAAGGCATGGCCACAGAAGACGAAATGGCCGAAGTGCAAAAGATGGTTAAAACCATCCGTGGCATTGATGAGGCGTTTGCTACAAACAATTTTGAAAACGTGCTGTTCAAAAACCCCAGCTTGGCCAAGCTGTTTTGGGTACGGGTTGCGGGTGCGACCGCTGGTGCCGCAGCGCAAAACCGGTTGAAGAAATTCTTGGGTATGCCGCAAATGAGCGGGGGCCTAATCGCTGAACAAACCGGTTCGGACCTTGTGCAGCGTCTCTTGCTCCACGGCCCAGAGACCCAGCGCATCAAAGTCATGACGCAATTTTTCAGTAATCCGAAGCTTGCTGCTGAAATAATGAAAGAAATCCAAGACGCAAAGATGAAAGACGATGTGATCAATAGAGTTGCGAAGATTGTTGCTCCTCTGGCAAGACAGACAGGCCGTCGTTTACCAATCGGTATCCGTGCTGTCGATGAAGAGCTTACCGAAGAGTATGAGGCACCAGAACAGGCTGCGCCCCCGCTTCCAAGACGTAGACCTGATGACCTACCCGTTAGACAACAAACTTTGCCCCCGCCTAACCAGCGAGGGGAACTCGTTCCGCCCGCCCAACTTCCCACTCAGGGCGGCGGGGCTGCACCTAGTCCGGTTCAACAGGCGTCCGCGGCCCCACAAAGGCCACCCATCCAGTCTTCGGGCTCCGTGGACAGGACTAGGTATGCAGCTTTATTCCCAGAAGACCGCGATCTTGTCGGTATTACAAGTTTAATGGAGTAGCGTAATGTCGGTCCTTTTTGGCACCCAGCCTGAAGTCAGCTTGTCTGGCATGTCCGGGTTCGGCTCGTCTGCCACGGGTTTTGCTGACGGTGGCGTCGCGGGCCTGTTTCAGCGTTATGCGGACGGCGGTGCAGTGAGCGGCATCAGCGAAAAAGACCTGACTGCAATGCGCCAAAAGGTCATGAACGACTACGGGTTTGACCCTGTCGATGTCGCCATGGAAGAAGGCGTCGATCCAGAGCTGTATTTACGCGTCATGTGGACCGAAAATAAAGGCCGCCATGGCCCCAAAAGCGAAGCTGGCGCTATCGGTTTGATGCAGCTCATGCCCGCAACTGCGCGGGAGGTGGGCGTCGATCCAAACATTCCGATAGACAATGCCCGCGGCGGTGCGCGTTACCTGCGTCGCATGATCGACCGGTTCGGTACGGTGCCCTTGGCCCTCGCTGCCTACAACGCGGGCCCCCGTAATGTCCGCAAATATGGCGGTGTTCCTCCGTTTGAAGAAACCCGCAACTACATCGCACAAATCCATGGCGTAGATCGTGATTCACCCCCGATTCCAAGACGTAGACCTGATCCACCCCCGATTCCAAGACGTAGACCTGATTCACCCCCGATTCCAAGACGTAGACCTGATGACCTCGGCACGGTGTCTTACACTCCGCCAGACATGGATTTCCGGGAAAACAACGAATATCTGATGGCAGGCATCGGGAACATCTTTGCCCAGCCTATGGAAGAAGAGGCGATTACACGCCCGTATATACCGAACATCATGCAGCAACAGCCCAAAGGTCCGGAAGCGCAGCGCGGGATTGACTTCTACCGGCAGTACGCGCCGTTCAGAAAGGAAACGCCTTAATGGACCCAATTCTTGAACACCATTATCGCACTTTAGCTGAAGGTAAAGGGGTCCGTAACGAAGACGGGACTGTTTCGACGGTTTATACCATGCAAGTCGACATCGACGGGAAGCCGACTTTAATCCCGGGATTGTGGAATGGCGAGATTGTGGATGAAGAAACAGCAAAAAAGAATGCTGTTAACAGTGGAATCCAATGGCCTACCGCAGAAACTCACGAAAAGTTACGCGAATATGATATTAAGTTGCATGAAGGTATGCGCGAAATGACCCCAGAGGAGGCACAACAGTTCCTCGAAGTAGTAAAGTCTGGAAAACGAGACGTCTATTAAGTAAGCCAGTCTTTGGCGTCTTCGCCAAGCACTTCCCCTGCTATGTCGATCTTGTTGCGTAGCGCAGCCAAAATGCGTTCGTCGATGGTATCCGGGGTAACTAAATCAATGTAGGTAACCTTGTTAGTCTGGCCAATGCGGTGTGCGCGGTCTTCTGACTGTAATCTTATTTCAAGATCATAGCTGTTAGAGTAATAAATGACCGTATTCGCCGCAGTCAGGGTGATGCCATAGCCGCCCGTCTTCGGTTGCCCGACAAAAAACCGCAAGGGGTCGGCATTGTTCTGGAACCGATTCACAATATCCTGACGGTCGTCTTGGGCTGTGCCACCGTAGTAAGTCGCAACAGCGTCCTCGCCAAATTGTTCACGCAGCGCCTTGGCGATATGCAAGATGTCGTGTGTATACGTCGCCCAAATGATGGCTTTGCCCTGCACTTCTTCGGCCAGCTCCATCAATTCGGTCATGCGGTTGTTCTTCAAGACGCGTATATCGCCGTCGTCGGGCTGGAAATGCCCGCAGCAAATCTGTTGTAGGCGCATAATCTGCGTCAAAACACTGGCGGTCGTCGCCAGCTCGCCTGTCTCCAGCTTTGCCAGCGCCAGCTTTTTCATTTGGTTGTAGACGCGCTCTTGCTCGGGCGTCAGCTCAACAAAGCGTTTGATGTACACCTTTTCTGGAAGGTCCAAGCAATCCTGCTTGAGTGTGCGGTTGCTAAACCGATCTAACTTTTCAGAAAGTTCGTCCAAACGGCGGTAGCCCACGATTTGTTGAAAGCTGCGGTGCCCCATGGTGCGCTTCTGTACGTTGGCGTAGCGGTTTTGATAAGCAAAGTAGCTGTTAAACCCGAGGCACTTCTCCTTTAACAGCTCGCACTGACTGAACAGGTCCATCGGACTCTTTGTAATCGGCGATCCGGTCAGGATACGGCGATACTTGGCCATGTCGCGCAGTTTGATGATGTTAGCCGTGCGCTGCGCTTTGCGGTTCTTGATCGTCGTACTTTCGTCCACGACCACCATGTTTTCAGGGTTCTGAAACAGGAAGGCTCGCGCGGCTTCAAACCCCCGCGGCGTCGAAAACGCTTCGACGTTCATCACAAAGATTTTTAACAAGCGGTCTTTGTTCAAAATAAAGCTTGTAAGCTCGTGTTCGTACTTCTGCGTCTTGAGCGGACTCCAGCGCATCACATGCCGTGCTATACGGTCAGGCAAATGGGTCGGTATCTCGCCTTTTGCCCAGTTATCATACACACCTTTTGGGGCGATGATGAGAGCAGCGTTCAATTTGCCTGTTTCGTATAAGATGGCGATGTTGTCGACTGTCACCTTCGACTTCCCCGTGCCCATCTCCATGAAGAGCGCGTAAAACTCCGCGGACCACGAGTCTTTGAGCGCCTTGCGCTGGTGGTCGTAGGGCTGTGTTTTGAACTCGAATCCCATCTTGTGTGTCCTGTGAAAAAAACCTATTGACAGATTTATGGTATAAGATATTATCTGTTTTTGTCAAGGCCCAACCGGTGCCTTTAACCACGACAGGAGAAACACGATGAGTGATGACTTGACGAAATTGATGGAGCAAGACTTCGAGGAGACCCTAGCTTCGTCTGTTGAAAAAGTAGACCAACAGGGGCTCACTTCGGTAGCCGCTTTGGCCCGCCAAATCCGAGACAAAGAAGAAACTATCTCACGTCTTGAGGGAACCCTCAAGGAAGAGAAGAAAACTCTTCTGAAGCTCACGGATGAAGAAATGCCAGCCATGCTTGCTGAAATCGGCATCTCTTCGTTTAGCCTAGATGACGGTTCAACCGTTGAGGTTAAACAAACCTACGGGGCTTCAATCCTCGTAAACAATCGTCCGGCTGCTTACGAGTGGCTGCGTGAACACGGGTACGATGACATTATCAAAAATACTGTCTTCTGCCAGTTTGGACGCGGAGAAGACGATTTAGCCAGTTCGTTCGCTGCATTCGCGCAGCAACAAGGCTATGTTCCCGAGCAAAAGACAGAAATCCATCCGCAGACGCTACGCGCCTTTATCAAAGAACGCGTGGAAGAAGGGGAAGCCTTTCCTATGGAGCTTTTCGGAGCATGGGTTGGCCAACGTGCAGTTATCAAGAGGAGTAAATAATCATGACCAAAGCAGTCGCAACTAAGCAGAACTCAAAAATTATGGAGTTCGACCCATCAATGTTTGAAGCCGATGCAGGCCGTGGCATGGAGAACATGGGGCAAGAAGACTTAGCGCTTCCTTTCCTCAAAGTTCTGTCAGGTAATGACCCTGTATTGGATGAAAACGAGAATGCTCGTAAGGGCGATATTTATAACACCGTCACTGGTGCGCTCTACAAAGGTAAGGACGGCATTCGTGTCATCCCGTGTGCTTACCAGCGTCGATTTATCCAGTGGGCTCCGCGTGGCAGCGGAACCGGTGCGCCCGTGGCAATTTACGAGCCCGGTGATAACCGACCCAAAACTCAACGTTCTACTGAAGACAACAAAGACTATGTTGTCGACGGCAACGGTGAGTACATCGAGGAAACTCACCAACACTTTGTCATTCTGTTGAACCCAGAAGGCGGTGCGGAGACAGCCCTCATTGCTATGAAATCTACGCAGCTCAAGAAGTCGCGTAAGTGGAACAGCATGATGGCGTCGCGCCAAATGCAGGGGAAGAACGGGCCGTTCACGCCGCCTCGGTTCTCCCACATTTACCACCTCAAAACGGCTCAAGAGGAAAACTCAAAAGGCTCGTGGCACGGTTGGGAAATGTCTGTAGATGGCCCGATTACCGATGCAAGCTTGTACGGAAGAGCTAAAGGGTTCGCGGACAGCATCACGGCTGGCGACGTTGTTGTCAAACATACGGAAGATGGAGTGGGCGGCGATACACCGTTCTAAGTCATCGTTGCGGCGGGGCTTCGGCTCCGCCGCATTTTTCTCCGTAGGAGGCAACAATGTCAGTCGAGAAGTTCGCGTCCATATTCGATGGACTGAAGGAAGCTTATGGCTACTTCAAAATAGAGAAAACAGGAGCCAATGGCAAAGCCAAGGGTAAGGCAGGCGTATTACGCGAACCTCGGACCCAAAAGCTTTGGGAAAATCACCTGTCGGGCAAAGGGAATGGCCTCGGCATTATTCCCATCAACGAAGATAACTGTTGCAAGTGGGGTTGTATCGACATCGACCAGTATCCGCTTGACCATAAGCTGATCATTGAAAAAATTAGGCGGCTGAAGCTGCCACTTGTCGTCTGCCGTTCCAAGTCTGGCGGAGCACATTGCTTTCTGTTTTCCAAAGAGTGGGTCGAAGCAAGGGACATGCAGAAGGCTCTGCAACATATGTCCGCGGCCCTCGGTTATGGAGAGAGCGAAATATTCCCCAAGCAGGTCAAACTGCATCTGGACCGTGGGGATGTCGGAAATTTCTTAAATCTGCCGTATTACGACCATGAAAACGGTCTGCGCTACGCATTCCTAGATGACGGTACGTCAGCGACGCTCGAAGAATTTTTTGAGCTGTACGATAAACATGTTCAAACGCCCGAAGAAGTCGTTAAGCTGCAAGTCGTAGGCAACGGTGAGACCGAACTGCTTCAAGATGGACCGCCTTGCTTACAGATACTTTGTAAAGCCGGTATCAGCGAAGGTGGCAGAAATAATGGTCTATTCAACATCGGGGTATACCTACGCAAAGCATATCCGGACAGTTGGGAATCCGAGATATTACGCTACAACATGGAGTACCTATCTCCGCCATTGCCATTGCCGGAGGTCAACATAGTCGCCAAGCAGGTGCAGCGCAAAGACTACGCCTACAAGTGCAACGACGCTCCGATCAACGCATACTGCAATAAAGAGCTGTGCCGAACCCGCAAACACGGCGTAGGAGCCGCTGTATCCGGGGCCACAATCGCGAACCTGCGGAAGTACAACTCTACCCCTCCCGTGTGGTTCATGGACGTCAACGGTGAGCCTCTGGAGCTAGACACAGAAGCTTTGATGAACCAGATGACGTTCCAGCGGGCTTGCATGGAGCAGCTTAACTTTATGCCGCGCTCCGTAGCCAAGCAGCAATGGGAAAGCCGCATAAGCACCCTGCTTACTGAAATGCGGGACAACGAAAGCGCGATCATCGAAGTGGCACAAGACGCTAGTATCAGCGGTCAGTTCTATGATTACTTAGAAGAGTTCTGCCGCCATCTACAGCAAGCGCAGGATAAAGAAGAAATCCTGCTCCGCCGCCCATGGACGGATGAAGAGCAAGGCATCACTTATTTCCGCCTCAAAGACTTTGAAGCTTTCTTGCGGAAAAATAAGTTTTTTGAATACAAATCCCACAAGATTGCCCAACGCCTGCGCGATATTAACGGCGGAAGCATTGTGTTAAAAATTAAAGGACGTGCGGTTAGGGTCTGGCAAATACCTTCTTTCGACAGTGTCGATGTTGATATTGATCCCCCAGCATTTGGCGGTCAGGAGGCACCGTTTTGACGAAGCATGATTACACAATACGCAACCGCAAGATTTACGAAGCATGGTCGAAGAAGCGTATGACGTTTACCGCCATAGGGCGCATCTATGGGTTAAGCCGGGAGCGTATCCGCCAGATAGTCAGACAGATAGAGGCGGAGAATGTTTAGGATATTTGGACCGCCCGGAACGGGCAAAACCACAACCCTACTAAATATGGTCGACGATGCCCTAGAAGCGGGCGTACACCCCCATCGCATCGCTTTCCTGGCCTTTACCCGCAAAGCGGCCAACGAGGCCAAAGAACGCGCCGCAACGCGGTTTGGGCTCGATCCAAAGAAAGACCTGATCTACTTCCGCACCCTGCATTCGCTGGCGCTAACTTCTACAGATATTAGACCAGAACAGGTCATGCAGGCGGCGCATTACAAAGAGCTAGGGAACGCCATCGGCGTAAGTCTAGTTGGCGCAAAACACGACCAGTTTGAGGACATCCCAACGATGACCGCGGCCAACGATCCTGTTCTTGGCTTGATTAACTTGGCGCGTATGCGTCAGGTATCGCTGCGGGACCAATATAACCACAGCAACATTGAACCGGATTGGAATACGGTTAACTATGTAGACAAGTGTTTGCGTGAGTACAAAGAAAAGATGGGTTTGTATGACTTTACCGATATGTTGACAGAGTTTGTCCGCCATTCGGATAAGTATTGCCCAGAGTTTGAGCTGTGTTTCCTTGACGAAGCGCAAGACTTGAGCAACCTACAGTGGGACATCGCCGAAATCTTGGATGCGAAATCGACGCGCATGTATGCCGCGGGCGATGACGACCAAGCCATTTATCGCTGGGCTGGCGCAAACGTCGACCGGTTCATCAATCTACCCGGCGGATCGGAGACGCTGTCGCAGTCTTACCGTATTCCTCGGCGGGTGCATGAAGTGGCGGAGAATGTGGTGCGTCGCATTGCCAGACGGTTTCCGAAAAGATACGAACCCCGTGATGGACCCGGCAACGTGACGCGAGTGAACACTATCAGTGCGCTCGACATGACACAAGGGTCGTGGCTTATTTTATCGCAGGCAGGCTACCAGCTACAGCCTGTGGCTAAAGACTTGAAATCAAACGGTTATTTATTCAACTACCGCGGCCATCGGTCCATCAGCGAAAAGATTTCTGACGCAGTAAATGGATGGGAGCAGTTGCGTAAAGGGAAAGAAGTTTCCGGTGAGGTAGCCCGAAAGATTTACAGCTTTATGTCCATCGGTAATCGCGTCACGCGTGGCTTTAAGAAGCTGCCGGGTGTCGGAGACCTTGATTTAGTTAACTTGCAGGACTTGACTGTTAACCACGGATTGCTGGCGACCTCACACATGATTTGGTCAGAGGCCATGGATAAGCTGCCCGAAACGGACAGAGCCTATATCACGGCATTGTTACGTCGTGGAGAAAAGTTTAATGGCATTCCCCGCATTACAGCATCCACGATCCACGGATCAAAAGGCGGCGAAGCGGATAACGTAGTGTTGTTCACGGACCTCAGTCCAGCCGCAGACGAAGAAATGCGGATTAACCCAGATGACATGCACCGTGTGTTTTATGTTGGCGTCACACGGACCAAGCAGAACCTCTACATCGTCGACGCAGAAGACTTATCGAGGAGTTATGACCTATGAAGAAAATGACTTGGGATGAATGGAAAGAGCATGAGCTGGCCAAGCGCAAGAAATACAAAGAGATGGACGTCATCGACTTTGAAACCATCCGCGCAGAAAAAATGTGGGCTGATCCGAATGTCAAAGACGAAGACATCGCTGCCGTGAAGTTTCAGTACGACAAGGAGATAGGCGAGTTTATTTTTGCAGGCTACGTTAATAAGGTAGACCACTGATGCGTCGTAACGAAACGATTGATGCCGCGAAAGAGCTGATAAATGGCGACCGTGCAAAGGACTACGGTGACGCTTACGATACCCATAACCGTATCGCAGAAGGATGGAACGTTATCATGCGTGAAGCCCTCAAGACACACGGCTATCTAACCCCGTCCCATGTTGCTCTAATGATGGACTGGTTAAAAACGAGCAGGCTGCTTACGAACATGGATAAATTTGATTCGTGGGTAGACAAGATCGGGTATTCGGCGCTGGGGGCGGAGTTCGTCGCCCTCGATGCACGGACCCTGGAACAAATAATAGAGGACGTACGAAGTGGCAGGATTACAGATGGCGATGTTCGCACCCAAAAGTGAGTGGGTGCCCCCACTGGAGTTGCCGGACATTACAGGCGCGTCGAAGATTGCAATCGACGTTGAAACAAAGGACTCGAACCTCAAGCAGAACGGTCCCGGCTGGCCCACAAAAGATGGCTACATCGTAGGTTATGCCATTGCAGTTGACGGCTGGTCAGGTTATCTGCCTGTCAGACACATGGGCGGCGGCAACCTTGACGAAAAGATTGTTTCGCGCTGGCTCAAAAAAGTATTTGAATGTCCCGCTGACAAGATCATGCACAATGCTCAGTATGACCTTGGCTGGATCAGAGCAACAGGGTTTACCGTCAACGGTCGGATCATCGACACTATGGTGGTTGCCTCGTTGCTCGACGAAAACCGGTTCAGCTACAGCTTGAACGCGCTGGCCTACGACTTGCTCAACAAGACCAAATCGGAGAAGGCGTTAGTCGAGGCTGCCAGAGAGTTCGGTATCGACCCGAAAGCTGAAATGTGGAAGATGCCAGCTATGTACGTCGGGCCATACGCAGAAGCGGATGCTGAACTCACCCTTGAACTCTGGAATTACTTTTCGGGGCAGCTTAGCAAAGAAGACTTGTGGCCCATCGCAAACCTCGAACTTGATCTGCTCCCATGCCTCGTTGACATGACCATGCGTGGCGTTCGCGTCGACCAAGATAGAGTCGAGCGGACTCGTGATAGCCTCCTCAAGCGCGAACGGGATGTCCTCAAACAGATTAAGCACATTGTGGGCAGTGACGTGGAAATCTGGGCGGCTCAATCGCTCGCTAAAGCTTTTGACAAAGCTGGCATCCATTATCCCAAGACCGAAAAGGGGGCACCGAGTTTCACTAAGATGTTCCTCCAAGAGAACCATCATCCCCTCGCGCAGCTCATTGTTCAGGCTCGGAATCTTAATAAGACATCCGGCACTTTCATCAATACCATCATGAAACACTGCCACAGTGATGGCCGAATACATGCTCATATAAATCAAATCCGTTCGGACGACGGCGGCACGGTGTCGGGGCGTATCTCGATGTCGAACCCTAATCTACAACAAATTCCAGCCCGCGACCCAGAGTTGGGTCCTATGATCCGCTCCCTCTTTCTCCCCGAAGAAGGCGAACAATGGGCTGCCATTGACTTCTCGCAGCAAGAACCGCGAATCTTGGTTCATTATGCTTACGTATACGGCAAGATGAGAGGAATTGAGCTGGAAGGAGCGGCAGAGTTTGTCGCTGCTTACAACGAAGACCCAAGCACCGACTTCCATACCATGGTTGCAGAGATGGCGAACATCCCACGCAAGCAAGCCAAGACGATCAATCT